ATATTGTTTACTAATTGATAGGGTAAACTCACATTTATTTAGATGAATACATGAAGGTATATAAATATCTTCTTTATTACCTTGATAATCTATTGATTGAATTTTCATTTCTTCATCTATATAGGTATGAGTGTTTTTTCCAGTTTCATCAGCAGGAATATATAATTCATCATTAAACATATTAAATATTTTTTCATAATCATTATTACAAACTTTTTTCATATATTCTAAACCGTTTTTCTTTGATAGTCCTGCAACTGTTAAAACCATATCCCCATTATCATATCTAACTAAATATCTTTTAGCCCCTAATGTTTTAAAATGAGTATAATGCCCGTCATAGTCCCATACCCCTATCATTTTTTCAATTCCTTCTTTAGTTTTAGGTTTCATTAAATTAAAATCAATTTTTCTAAAATTACACATCTTTTTTAACTTCTCAATTAAATTTTTATTATACCATTCAATATATGGAATATGCTTTTCATAGTTTAATAATTTAATACTATCAGTATCACTATATACATAATCTTCACCAATATTTAAAATACCACTCCATAAATTAAGTCTTGCATAAGCTGTTACCCATACCCCCCATGGATAATATAAAAATCTATTTGTACTATTATTATATGTTTCTATCTGCTTTTCAATTTCTTCTTTAGTAGGTTTTTCAATGTTCCATTCTTCATTATATTCTATTAATTCTCTTACTATATCTGTTACTGTCATACCATAAACACTGTTCAACATTCCTTTAGATAGTAAATACTCTACTTCATAACCTTCAACATTTTTTAAAGTTGTTTTATCTTGATATAGTTTTAATATACTTTCTAATATTGGTTTAGGTAGGTACTGCATATAGAATTTATAACAATTTGCTATTTCTATACTATCCCATGAATAACATTGTTTTATAATTCTATAATCTATATCAGTAATAGTTGTTATAATTTCATCTGCTTGATATATCCTACCATTATTAACTACTGCATTAGTGTGTTTAAAACATTTGCTTTCACTTAAATAACTTTCATAAGTTAGTTTAGAATGTAGCCCTTTAATTTTAATATCAAACATTAAACCAACATCATCATTTTCTACTAATTCTTCAAAATTTTCTTTTCTTAAATCAACCTTTATTGGTTTACTCATTGGAAATTTTTCTGATAACATAACACTAGGATAACTACTTGTAAAATCTATACTTGTAACATCTTCTAATATTTTACCTACATAATTTAAACTAGCATGAGTAAACCCTCCCATAAAGCACCGTTTTAACATCATATATTCATCTAGTGTTAGTGTCAATTCTTTCATTAATTCTTTATATCTTTTATATTTACCTTTACTTGCCTTATTATGATTTTTATTAGTGTAATAGCAGTTATCTTTTACAAATTTTCTCACCCTTCCAGTATTAGTTAAAGGTATTTTAGTAATGTTATTATCATATAATTGTATTTGTTCATTAATATAATATAGAATAATTAGAATATCATTTTTACAATAGCCCATTTCTTCATCTGATAAAGTAGTTTTACTATTTCTAATCAATGAATAATCTAAATCCCCTTCTAGTTTTTTAATCTTATGTTTAGTTAAATTTTTAGCTAAATTAGCCAATGAAAAACCACTTAATATATAACTATCTTTAAATTCTATACCTTGTTTTATTAATGCTTTTATTGGTTTTCTTTCTTCAACTGAAAACACATTTTCCCAATCAAAGAACTTTCTTATAAATTGAAATTCATATCCTAAATTATGAACATATATAATTAATCTATTATATAAATTAAGTTCTAATTGATTAATTAACATCTGCATAAATTCCCCAAACTGTTCCCATGTTCTACCATAGTAAACAGTTTCACCAATTCCAAACATCCATATATACATATAGGCACACTTTTCACCGTTATATATTTGTGAAGTTGTTTCTATATCAAACCCACTTTCAATATTATAATACTTAATTACTTGTTTACTATGAGTATCATAATATGAAATTTGCTTATAATCATCTTTATTAAGTTTCATATTCTGATACCATAGCATTTAAACACCCCCGTTATATTTTTATAAAATCCCAATCTTTAATACCTTCTTTAAAGCCTTCTTGATTGTTTTCTACCTGTGATACCCTATCAAGTTCATTTATAAATATTTGTAATGTTTCTTCTGTACTCTCAACACCTGTTAAATCTAATATACCTTGTTTAATTTGAACATTAATTTGTTCCCATATTTTTTGATAATCTAATGCTAATGCATTTGATTCACTTATTTTATAATATTCTTTAATTTTATCTGCTAATCTAAAAAATTCCTTTGACTTTACTTTTAAATCTGCTAAACTATTATATTTAATACCTGTATTTTCTGCCATTTCTTTTAAATAATTATTTGCCTGTCTTACTAAACTGGTTTTATCATCTAAAAATCTTTTTAATCTCCAAAATTCCGATTGTAATTGATTGTAATCTTTACCTTTAACACTAAATTTAATTGAACCACCATCAACCCATGATTGATAAGCTGGTAAATTTGTTAGTTCATTTCTTTCAAGTCTTACAAGCCTTTTATTTGCCATACTTGCCATTCTACTAACTTCTTTCTTTAATGCTAAATATTTTTCACTTGCTAGTTGTGGTCTAGCCAATTTATTAACCCCCTTTAATATGTTCCATGTGGAACATTATAGAATATTGAATAATTCTTTTATTAATTTTTCTTTCTGCTCATCTGTGCCTGTTTCTAAATACATATAAATATATTTAATATTGTTTGCCCTTCCATTTTCAAAAGCATAGATATTCTGTAAATTCTCATTATTAATTAATGCAAAATTGGTTAAAGATAATTTTAATATATTTTTCCTATGTTCTTTACATATTGAACCTATTTTCTTAATATCCATTATTTCACCACCTTAATTTAAAATAGGGTAGGGTATTTAAACCCTACCCCTTTAATATGTTTTAAATAGTACCCCAATTTACTGAATATGCTTTTTTAGTTTCTTTACCTTGCTTATACTCATATTCATAAATATTAAATGCAAATTTACCTTCATTAATTAGTTTTAAATAATCTTCATTGTTTACAATCTTTTCAACTGTTTCTGTTAAATGTTTAGGTAGATTGATAATATAATCATCTGTTACAACTACTTCATTTTCACCATACATAGATTTTTTATTAGTGTAAAACATTCTTACAACATATACACCATCTTCATTTTCTTTAAATAATTCTTCTAGTTTCTTATACTCATGTTTTTCAGTTAGTTCATAATCAAACTTTTTAATA